ATCCGCCTTTGGTGAGGGTGCAAAAACTAAGGCCGTGATCCTTGAGGATGTTGATCGTGGGGCGGGTTAGAGTCATATTGGATTCATTATATGGATCGGTCGTGAAGGATAACATGACCTGCTCCGTAATATCCAGGGACTGATATTTCTTTGCGTCATTGGTAAGATGTTTCAGGAAGTCAGGCCGCGAGACGGCGCCGGCGTCGAACTCTTCGCGCGTCATCCGCAAAACTTTTGGAACATAACAGTAGGCGCATTTATGGCCGCATCCCCGATACGGGTTGGTTGACAGCATGGAGTATTCGCCGGCTTGCCCGCGCGGGGCGTAAATGTAGGAACATCCCACGACTGAATAACCGTCCGGGTTTAGGCGCGGGCCTTTTGGTTTGACAATCTCTTGAGCGGGAGCCTGGGGTATTTCGTCAATCGGGATGAGGGGCATTTGTAACATTGGTTCTTTCCTTCCTTTCGATGATTAATTTCTTGATGAGCCTTTCGATCCTGGGGTCGTCCATTATCACCCGCAGGGAGGCCGAAAGGTTGGGGTCGATTTCCAAAAGCGTTTTGACGTGCGCGTCCGGGATGCGGAACGAGCATTTCTTCAATGGGGATCCATAAAGGGAGTGGCGGCCGGCTTTATTTTTCATAGCGCCTCCCGCAAAACACCCAACAACAGGCGGGCGTTATTCTGCGCTTCTTTGCGGGCATCCTCATCGAAGAAAATAGCTATGATATCTTTTCCTATCAGACCGCCATTGATTTGGTTGGTCAATCCAGTGATATCGCTCTCGAAGCAAATGTCGTCCAGTCTACTTTCGCGGGTCGGTCTGGTGACAATCCAGAACTTTGAGGTATTTACAATCATGCGGTTTCTCCTTTTCTATAATAACGCTAATTGCTGGCCGGCGTCGATGATGAAAGTATGTTGGCGGACGCTTCGGCGGGGGATAACTCTACAATGATGGCCGGGATGGTTTGGAGGCCCAGGAGTTGGAAGGCGCGTAATCGGCGCTCACCGGCGATAACCTGATATTGAGCCCCATCCCCCAGGCGATCCCCTCCAAAAACGCAGGATGGATCGGGCGCCCAAAGATTGACCGTGATTGGTTGTGCCAAGTCATGAAGTTTTATATTATCTGCCAGGGCTTGTAATGCTTTTGGCTCGAATACCGTCCTGTCATTTGAGCCGGCATGGATGGAAGTAATGGGAATCTCACGAAGGGTTTTCATGAGGGTCTATCCTGTGGTATATTTTGACCACAAAACGAGACAAGTTTGATCGATTTTTCCATGGTAGTTTCTCCTATAATACAATTGGATTATAGCGGACAAAATAGAATAAGTCAAGGTGAAAATGAGCCAAAAACCTGGCAGTAAAGCAGTCAATAACAGGGGTGGGAAGAGGGGTAAGGGAAGGCCATTCAAGAAAAACGATCCTTTGACCGGTGAAAAGGATGAACGTATCAACAGGACGGGACAACCGCGCAAGTTCGACGAATTGCGTGAACGAGTGTTGAATATTCTTTCGGAAGAGCTTGTTATATCAAGACCTGGGGAGCCCGAAAGAAAAATCTCCCCGGTTGACGCCATTATTCGAGATTGGATTGCAAGTCGTGATTATCAGAAACAGGCCAAGGCTATTGAATACGGATTTGGCAAGGTGCCCGACGAATTGAACTTGAATACAAATGTCGAAACATTCATTAGAAAGAATCTTGACCTATTTACAGACGGGCAACTTCAACGGTTGAATGCCGGGGAGGACGGTCTGCAAATCCTGGGGGAAGTCTTGCGCGATACGATGAATAAGAAAATAAAATAATGTCCCTCGCTCTAACCATCGATGCCGAATTGGAATTACGCCGGCGCAAAAAGGCCGGCATTGTACTGAATGCGCCTGAACGTTGGGATGAATGGTTGACAACGTTATTCCCGAAATATTTCAACAAGCCCTTCACGCGCCGGCATGAGGAGTTTTGGGGATGGGTGGAATCAATCAGACCTGGAAAACGACCGCGGCCGTTTGTCGCTGTTTGGGGCCGGGGTGGTTCAAAATCAATGTCCGCAGAGGGCGCGGTAATCCATATTGGCGCCCTGGGGATCAGACATTACGTTTGGTATATATCCAGCATCCAGGAAAAGGCAGATCAACACGTCGCCTCGATTGGAGGAATGTTAGAGTCGAGCGAGACGAATAAATACTATCCGAGCCTGGCAAACCGCGCCCTCAATAAATACGGGAACTCGAAGGGCTGGCGCCGGGAAAGATTGAGAACTGCATCCGGGTTCACAGTCGACGCGCTGGGGTTGGATACCGGAGCGCGTGGGGCGAAGATCGACGAACATCGCCCGGATTTTATCGTCATCGATGACGTGGATGAATTATTCGATACCTTTGCAAGTACCTCCAAGAAAATGAAAATCCTGGCTAATTCCATTCTGCCGGCCGGCTCTGCCGATTGCGCGGTGTTATTCATTCAAAACCTGATTACCGCCGATTCGATTGCCTCACGCCTGATGGATGGGCGGGCGGATTTCCTTTCGGATCGTATTACCTCCGGCCCCTACCCCGCTATCGAGAACATGGAGTATGAAGCAAGGCAAACGCAGGAGGAAGGGATACCGGTTCAGAAATATTTCATCACAGGAGGAAAGGCGACCTGGGAGGGCCAGGACCTTGAGATATGCCAGGGACAAATTTTCACCTGGGGATTTTCAGCCTTCATGCAGGAATCCCAGCATGAGGTGGATAAGACCGGCGGGATTTGGGATCACGTCGATTTTCAGCACATCGATTATGCAAAACTTCCTGACTTCACGCGGACGACTGTCTGGGTCGATCCGGCTGTTTCTTCCACGGATGAATCGGACTCAATGGGCATCAGCGCCGGCGGTGTGACAAAGGCCGGCAAGATCATCGGCCTGTATTGGTGGGAGGAAATCACGTCGCCCGAAGATGCGATTGAACGAGCCATAAAAAAAGCGGTGGAAATAAAATCGTTGACGGTTGGGATAGAGACTGACCAGGGCGGGGATACCTGGCGGAGTGTCTACCGGAACGCGCTTGAGAAGGTCAAACAGGAATTGAAAAAAACCTATCAGGCGGATTTCTATCATGGGATTGAATGGCCTCATTTCAAATCAGTGAAGGCCGGCGGCAAGGATGAAGAGACCGGTCACGCCTATGGATCGAAGGTTGAAAGAAATTCCAAGTTATTGACACAATATGAGAACGGGCAAGTCTCGCACATGAGCGGAACGCATACCGTAATTGAAAAGGCGCTCTGGCGCTTTCCAAAAAAACCGCTGGATATTGCCGACTCATGGTTCTGGACGTGTTGGGATTTGAGACATGAGATTTTAGATTGGGAAAGTACCAAGAATTTAGGGCACGTTCATGATTATAAGAATAAATGGGAAGAGGCAGAGCAAAAACAAGCAGGGCATAGCCGCTGGGGATAAGATGATATAATGCCTCGTATGGAAAAACAATTTGGCGTCGAAGCGATTGCGACGGGCATCATCACAGTGTTTTATTTTGGGCGCTTGATTGCCTTGGTAAACGAGAACGGAATCATATGGCGCGATCCGAACTACCCCAAATATTTAGTCGAATGGTTGATTGAAAATCATCCGCCTCAATATAAATGGAATTGAGGAAACTATGGCATTCCCATCCCCCGCTAAAATTAAATCCAATGGAAACGGAAAAAAGCCGGCTTCGAAGCCGGAAGTGAGAATCCTATTCAATGAAGCCGGCTCCTCCGGTCTAAAAGAATGGTCGGGGTTTGTTTCGGAGGCCTATAACTCTTCTCTGTTTTGGCCGAATGTGGCGCCGTTGTTTGCCAGGCTGAGGACATCAAACCCGGAACTTGTTTCAATTTCCCGCGCTTTCACGTCCTGGGCGCGAAACGTTGAACCGGTTGTAGACTTGCCGGACAAAGCGACAGACGACGATAAGAAATATCGTGATTTTTTAATATCAACGTTCGATGATATGGAAGGCGGTTTCACGCAGTACATAGAGACGCTTGTCACGCGGGCGCCCTTCGATGGGTGGGCCTGGTGGGACGCGCAACCATGTGTCAGGGATCCGAATTGGGTTCCGCCTCCATTCGTTGATTCTCAAAAAAAAGAATGGCCGGATGACTGGCGCTCCGAGCAGGATGACGGGCTGATCGGCCTGCGCCGGCTGGCCTATCGTGACAGCAACACATTTTTCGGATGGGTATTCGACGGGACAAAACGCGCGATCGGTCTCAAGCAACAGGACTTTCCGAATCCCGCGGTAACAATGATGAAAGACCGTTCCCTGCATATCACCTTTGGATCGTCGGTCAATCCAGAGGGTCAATCCCCCCTGCAGGCCGCCTGGCGCGAAGAGAGACTCAAGTACGGATATGAAGTTGTTTTCGGAATCGGCGCCGAGCATACAGCCGGCCATTTGTCCGTAAAGAAAACCTCCGAGGGGACTCTAACCGATACCGATGAAAGATTGGTTGGAACTGCGGCCAAGAATTTACTATCTGCCCAGGAAGGAAATTATGCGCTTTGGCCCTTCGGCCTGGAGGGTGAAGTTATTGACGTTAGTTTTCAGGCCGCCGGCGCTATTCTGGACGCGATCAAACTCAAAGCGATTTCAATCCTGTCGCTCTATAACATGCAATTTATCGCGCTCAACACGCTGACGAATACAGGAGCGCAAGCCTCCCAGGTAGACAGTACGAATAGCGGCGTTTTCGCATTCAATAGCATGATGGATGGTTTTGCAAGTCAATACGATGAGCAGATTGGAAAAAGGCTCTACCTATGGAATAAAGATTCATTTCCAAAATTGACCAGGCGCCCAAATATCCGCTATAGTCATATCGAAAATAATATTGCTCTAGGGGAGCTTGGATCGTTTGTCACTGCAATCGATGGCAAGGTTCCGCTTGGAGATAACGACTATAAGGCTATTCGTAAACGCTCCGGGTTCCTACCAGAGACCAACCCACAGGGTACAGATATCATGTCTGATATAAGGGACCTGGACGCCGGCGCAATAAAAGGGCCGGAAGCTAAACCCGATGGCGTGCAAGCAAAGGCACAGGCCGGCAATGAAAAACCAAAACCTTCTTGAGCAGGCTCAAGCCATTCGCGCGAGGGTCGGTGTTTTATCCAATGTCTCGATTGAGATGATTGCGGCAAGGGTCTCTGAATTACATTTAGGACCTGGCAATCATCCGTCTGGATCCTCCCAGGCCGTACATGCCGGCGGGGACGCAAGAGGCATCAGGGAAATGGGGGGGATGATGGAGCAATTACAGGAGGGCGGGTTTTCTCACTCCCTGGCAGGGAAATCCCCGACATCCGGCTATATCGCTGGCAAGATGAGACCGAAACGGTCAAGATATGGCTTGATTAGGAAAACAAAAAAGCGAGGCGCAGGCCTCGCTTTTTTATGGAATGGGGTTTTATGATTCGGCTTTTTCTTCTTCCTCTTCCTCCCAGAATGCCTTCCATTATTCCTCCCAAACCTTATCGGTTGGCTCTTCGGTGTTTAGGCCTTCCGGGCCAAAGCGTGAGGAGAGTTCATTGATCCAGGCTTTATAAGCCTGGAGAGATTTGTCCTTGGGTTTGGATAAGAGAATTTTATTTTTATCGGGCATGTCTAACTCCTTTGGGTGATTTTACTATTCTTGTTACGGTCGGTGGGGGAATCTCGACGCGGTGATTCGCCACGGCGGTCTCGAAAATGTACCAGGACTTCCAGCCGGCTTTGATTGCCAGTTTTCTGAGTTCTTCGCGGCGGCGGTCGAGCCTTGCATTACTTGACATATTACTCCTTTTGACTCTCCTTGATTAACGCGGCGTAGTACTTTTTGGTATGGGTTGCTGAACGTGAACTGGATTTCGAATTCCTTTTGAAGGATGAACGTTCTTTGTTCCAGCTTTTACACTGTTGGATATTCTGGCTACAGTAGAGGGTATTTTGACTGTAGGTCTATGAGACCCGGATTGATTGACAATCATAGTGGGCTCCTTTCTTTGGAATTCAACTTGTATGCTATCCAAAAATAAAAGACAAAAACACGATGACGATTGTGCCGAGTACAATCGTGAAGACGACGTGGAGAATTATCATTGCGCGCTCCTTTGTTTGATTGACTTAGTATTGTCCCATCCTAGACAGACCGACATTTTTTCGCCAACCTGCCAAGTGCTACAACCTGGAAGCTCAACGGAATAACCATCGCCGATAATCTGACCGTCTTCATCAGTGTGAACTTCATCAATCTTGACAGCGTGCGGGTAGACCCTACCCATCGGAACTATGATGGTTTCGCCTGCTTTGGTAAAACGGATGCGCTTTGTAAGATTTGCTGGTTTCATGTCAATCTCCTTGTATATTTTGTTTTCGTTCTTAGTAGCGGGACCGGGGATCGCACCCGACTTTTAGAGGTTATGGGCCTCTTTAGACACTTGCCTACCTCCCGCAGAAGGTCACTAGGAGAATCGAACCCTAGATACAGTTTCTCTAATCGATATCGCTGCTTGGCTCCAGCCTGACCTATTTGATGCCATAAATATACTCGATGTTACGTAACTTGTCAAGGGGGGAAAACCACCCTCCCAGGGTGTTATAATCCCCCCATGCCCCTGACCATTGATACCGGCCGCGCTTCCACGGCGATTTTCCTACAGTCCCCTGATGCCTCCCGCTTTGCCCTGATTGAGCGAGTTTGGGATGATTACTCCCAGCGGCCTGGCTTATTGAATGCCAGGCCGCTCGATGGGAGTAATGGGGGCCGCTATAGCTATGATGTGGAACGGGAGAGATACTTGAACCCCAACGGCCGGCTCGTCAGGGAGGCCGAATTGCGGGCGAGTGTCAAAAGGGTTTCAGATGAATATTCAGGCCGCATGAAGAAATCAACCCAGCAGTTGATCGCTGGCATTATTTTACTGGATTCTTTTTACAGGGAAATGCGGGATTTGATGGCGGCGCTCTATGAGACAATCTGGATTTTGGCCATCGGGGGATTTGTGTTCGAGGACGATATTCAGCGCAACCTGTTTTATTTATTCGTACTCTCTCAATTCGACTGGCTGGATAATTTCGCGCAACAGATAGACAGCGGGGAGCAGGCTTTGAACGGGAGCGCCATGAACCGCGCCGGCTTGTACGGCCGCTTCGGAAACGGACTATGGCAGAATGTCAATTTGGAAAAGAAAATAAAAGCCGGCTTGATGAGCGAGGCCAGGAATATTTTGGGCCCCACCGAGGATCACTGCCACGAGGGGGAGAGGCCGGGGTGCCTTGAGATTGCGGCCGCAGGTTGGATGCCGATTGTCAGGATGCCACAAATCGGATCCCGTACCTGTTATTCAAATTGTCTTTGTCATATCCTATATAGGTGAGAAGATGACTCTAATACAACTTGAACCGATTCCTCTCGAAAATGCCGGCGACGTTTCGCCGCGCGTCCATGAACTAATGCAACGGATTGATCGACTGCCGCCTGGCACCTATGAGATTACCATCGAGAAACCGGAAGTCAAGGCCGGGATTTGGCAAATTGAAATAGTTCGTACCGAGCGCATTGACCGGCTTTCCTTATCGAAGTACGCTCCTGAATAGGTTTGTGTTTCCCTTGTTTTTGTGGTAGCATTGCGCTCAATCGAATAATTCGTCGTCCTTTACTGGCCGGCATTCCCCTTGCGGGAGTGCCGGTTTTTTTATTTCAGGAGTATCTATGCCTTGGTTAGTTGTTTCGGAAGATGGCAAACATTGTGTCCATAAGAAAAACGCTGACGGCACCGCCGGCGACAAGATGAAATGCTATACCGACGAAGCGGAGGCTAAGGCCTACGTGAAAGCCCTGTATGCTAACAATGATTATGCAATCACGCCCGAAAGTCTGGTGGAAATGGGAGGGCTGTCGCTGGATAAATGGCTTGAAACAATCAGGGATACTTTTTATAAAACCCATCCCATGAATGCACCTCAAGCCCAGGAAAACGACATGGGCCCATCCCCTTATATCAGGGAAATTTTCGACGGCTATATCGTTTGTGAATTCGGCCCCGACCTCTATAAAATTGATTTCACCATAGAGGATGAAAAAATCATCTTTGCCGCCAAGGAAAACTGGCAGAAGGTCAAACAGGAATATGTTTCAATGGTTGCGGATTTCTTTCTAACCGTTGAACTGGCCGCAGAACCAGAGATAACCATGATTGACGGCATGGCCGCCTCAGACGATCACGCCTTCGTTTCCATGATTGGAAAAGAAGTGTTTATCCCCAGCGCGGACCTTCAACTAATTATGAAAAATACCCAGGCTGTCATCGAGAGTACCAAGACCGAAAAAGGGGAAATTGTGGGCTTACCCATTGATATGGATAAGCACAACCACGAGGGCGGCGCCGGCTGGATCGTGGGATTGGAAATGGATACGGTTCGGAACGTTATTCGCTTCGCCGTCAAGTGGACGCAAGACGGAATCGATCTCATCAAGGCCAATACCCGGCGGTTCTTTTCGCCAAGTATCGACATGATGAATAAAACTATTTTAGGTGGTTCGCTGACCAATTGGCCGGCGACTCGAAACGACAAGGGCGAAATGTTACTGCGCCCGGTCGAATTATCTCTATCCATAAAGGAGTTTGATATGGAAAAAACATTACTGGAAATCCTGACCGCGCTTCCCGGTCAGGTGGCCGAGGCTGTGAGAGGGAAACCGAAGGAAACACAACTCTCACAATCTGTCGAAACCGAGGGAGTGCCCCTGACTTTGAGCGAATTGCTCAATACCCCGGAAGCCGTGGAAGAGTTGGGCAAGATTGCTCAGAAACGCGCCGATGAATTCATCGAGGTCGAAAAGCGCAAAGCCAGGGCGATCGAGTTTGCTTCCAAACTTGCAACAGGCACAAGGGAGCGTCCGATCGGCCTGGGTGTGCCTGCTAGGGATGTCGTCAATCTGCTCTTGTCACTGCCTGCCAAGCAGTCCCAGGCGGTAGAGCGCATTCTGGCTAAGGCTTACGAAGGCGCGGTCGACTTCGCCATTCATGGCCTGGATAGCGACGGCATGATTCGCCGGCCGGAACTTCCGAAGATCATTCAGACCTATGCGCGACAATGGGTCGATGCCGGCAAGCCCATCAAGGAATTCTTCACCGAAAACCCCGAATTGGGAAATGCCAGTGATTACAACCTGGCTGAATTCATCACAAAGAAGGACGGATAACTATGGCTGATTTAACTGCTGATGCCCCTCTCCGTTTTCTCGGAGAAACAAAATCGGAAAAATGGGGGGTGGATACGTCTGTTGCACAGGCGATCTACAAAGGCCAACCGATTCTGATCGATCAGAGCGTGGATGCGGTGTATGCCACGCCTTTTGTCACTGCCGTGGTTGTCGATCCTGCTGATGTCGTCCTGGGGATAGCCGCGCACGGTCTTGTACTGGCGGCGGGCGCCGCCGAAGAGACCGAGCTCGAAGTATACGTGGAGCCGACCATCGTCGGATTCAAGTCGGCCGTGTTCGCCACGGCCGACATCGGCAAGCTGGTATATATGTCCGATTCAGGGACATTATCCACAACCGCCGCCGATAATCCGCTGATTGGCCGACTTGTCAAAGTTGAAGATGGCTACAATTACGTGGCCCTAAGCACACCGGTTATCCCGGCTGGCGCATAAGGAGTTGAGAAAATGATTTCAGGAAATGTACCCCAGCACCTTGTAGTTGCGGCCCGCACCGGGTTTCTCACGACTGCACAGCCGGCCGTGCCGGCCTATGCGCCGATTGCGTCCGTTCTAACCATGGACGCGAAAAGTATCGATGTGGTTGACCTGGGCGGCGCACCCATGCCGCTCCGCAACCGCGGCCGAATGCAAGTTCAGGACTTCATCGAAAAGAAATTGACTGTAACCCCGCTCGATTGGGATATTACGGTCTTTATTTCTCACAATGCAGTCAAGGACGATCAAACCGGCGAATTGGATCGGAAGGTCCGGAGCGCGGGAGAAAACTTTGACCGCCACATTGCACAACAGGCCTTTCAAGCTCTCAATGACGGCGATGCAGTAACGAACTTTGGCGCCGGCTATGACGGCCTGGCCATGTTCTCGAATTCGCACGTCGATAAGGGCGCGGCTTACACCACGGTTCAAGATAACCTGGACGCCTCCGCTCTATCCCTTGCGAACCTTCCTGCCATTTATGTGAAGGCTCAAAAGACGCGCGACGATCAGGGCACTTTCACGCAGTTCAATTATGACTTGCTGGTAGTGCCTCCCGACCTGGCTCTGGTGGCTCATCAGATTACGGCTGTCAAAGGCGGATCTGATGACACGACCAAAGCGAATCCCTACGCCGGCAATATGAAGTATATTGTCGCTCCGCAGTTGGATTCGACAGCCTGGGTTTTGGTTGCGTCGGGAGAGAATATCAAGCCCATCATCATCGCCATGCGGGAAGCCCCGAACCTGCAATCGGCCTGGTTCGATCCTGAAGCCCCGGACGGCGGAAGGTTCTACTTCAAGTTTTATGCGCGTTACAATCACTTCTATGGAGATTGGCGAACCGCGTATATGGGTAACTCATAATCCCTGTCGGTAAGTAACTATAAAAGGGACGGGCGAAAACCCTCCCGTCCCTTTTTGATTGATTGGAGAGTCCCATGAATATGAAAAGATTGGAAGCACGAGCCAAACCGGATTACAAGGCTGGCTCAATCATGGCTTTTTCAGGACATGAATACACGCGCGGGGAATGGCGCCTTGTGCCGGCCGGCTTTGAAGAGCAGGCCCGCGCACATCCGTACCTGGAAGTCCGCGCATTTCAAAAGGATGAAACTGAGAAGATACCAACCGCCGCCAAGGTTGATGAAGAGAAGATTCCGGCTGGCCCTTTCCCCTCTGAAAAACCGGATCGATCGATCCCAGACGACTCCAAGAAGAAAAAAATCACCCCAGGCAACGGTTAGTCATGACGCAACTTGTCGGCCCCCTCAATTCAGGCTTGGCAGTCGGTGCGGATAATGCCGCTGTAGCTAATCAGGATTCAGTTGGCGAAATCATCGGTAACGTTGCTGGGGTGTATGTAAAATATACCCTCGACTATGCCGGCGACGATCTGAACCTGGTTATCGCAACCAAAGGCGGCGGCGGACATCCCCCCGCTCAAACCATCCTATCCCTGGCCGCGCTAGGCACAGATGGATGGTTCTATCCCAGAGTGCAAATATGCGAAACGGATGGAACGCCGATAGCGGACTCGTGGGAGGAGATACCCGTTTATGACAAAGTGAACGTCTCCATCACGAGCGCCTACGCCGGCGACAATGTGGACGTTTGGCTATTAGTGGAATGATGCCATGTATGGCGATAAAGAAGGTGTCGCAATCCTGGCGCGGGTCTGGACGATTGATGGAGAATGGGTCAATGCAGATGAAGATTACGACATTCGCGGAACGAATCCCCCGCTTTCCCAGGTCACAGACTGGCTAACTGAATTATCGGATACTTTCGATACGGCCCTCGCTTCAAATGGTTTCATAACACCCGTCACGGAAACAAAGAGCGTCAGCGCCATAGGCCTGATGGTAGAGCAATACACGGCAAAGCTCTGTCACCTTTCAAACGGCATTGGCGATCCTGATTTATTGGGAGCCATTCAAAAGGACATTACGACCTGGGTCACAAAGAATGCCGCCGGCCTGGAGGCTAATGGCGCCGAGCGTAGCCTGACCTCCCCCACGATGGACATCCGAACGAAAGACACGCATCCCATATTTGCCCGGTCTGGATTTGGAAACAGATTCGATAATTGGAACAATGATTGATATAACCGTCAGTGTACAGGAAGCGATAAGGAAGATCAATCGCCTTCCGAAACAGTTTGAAGAGGCGGCCGCTCCCGTTCTATGGCAGGCCGCCGATAAGATTGCCCGCATCATGCGCCGGCCTGGTTTGTCTGTGCGTTATCCGATTACCTGGGATAGCGTCAAGCAGAAAATTTTTGTCATTTTGAAACTAAAGCGCGAAGGCAATCTGCCCTATCAACGATCGGGAGCCTATACCGAAGGCTGGACGGTAACGACCAATTTTCAGGGAGCGGTTGTTTCAAACATCGGGCATAAGGCTGTATTCCTGGCCGGCTATCCCTCCGGCGAGGGCGGCGGGCCGCTGACACTGCCCAGCGGTCAATCCCATATCCATGAGGGACGCTGGCGCCTTATCCGGCCGGTGGTGGAAGCGGTTCTTTCAGTATTACCCAAGGAAGTGCTTGAGGCCTTGAAGATCGAAGTCAGTAAATGACGGCTCCTATGGATTGGTATTCCCTGATTGAAGTTGGGATTGCAGACCGGTTGCGGGCTGAATTGACGGCCCTCGATTATTTTACGAAGGCCGAACAGGTAAGCGACAACGACGCGCAGTTGAATTTCGGAGGCGAATATTTCATCATCCTTAGGCCTGGCCCCTTCCCTTTTGTGGACACGTCCTATAAGACCGGTGAGATTCAGTCGGTTGATTGGCAAACTTTCATACATTTGTATGTACGTTTCCACGAGAAGGCCGAGCAGTGGGGCCGCTTCAAGCCCTTTCGCAACGCGGTCATACAGACGGTCATGAAACATCGTTTTTTGAATGCCGTCACGATTGGAAGCACAAGTTACGACGAAGTGAAGAATATCGACCGCATCCGTAACGTCAATGGAGCCGATCAACCTGGATACTTTAGGTTTTTTGGAATAGCCGAGACCATGCCGCCGAATTTTATGACCCAGGCTTTATCGATTACCGCGCGTCAACGAGTGAGGTTTGAATGAATGGAATTGTAGCCGGCCGGATTGTGCATTATGTCCTGACCAACGATGAAGCCCAGGTCATCAACCAGCGCCGGGCGAAGATGCAGCTAGACTCTCCGGATCAGGATAAAAATTTGCCCGTTGGAAATACCGTGCTGGCCGGCGATCACATGCCAATGATCATTACCGCCGTCTTTCCGAATTATGACGGACCTGGCAAAACCGCAGTCAACGGACAAGTATTCCTTGACGGGAACGACTCGCTCTGGGTAACAAGCAGACTATTTAGCGAAAGAGATGCCGTTGGTTCCTGGCATTGGATGGAGAAATCATAACATGCTGACAGATCCGCAATATAAAAAACCAAAAGCGCCGGCGCCTGATTGGCCGACCAAGGAAGAGGGCAGAAAGATCGAGACGGTACCATGCCCTATTCACGGGACGCCGCTCGAAGTCAAGAGAGAGGACGGCAAAGATACCGCCGTTTGTAAGTGCAAAGTCCCTGGCAATCCCTGGCTGAATAGGGTAGTCTGGGAGAGAATCGATACAAGGAGATCAATATGAGTTCACCATCAGGACAATTCTGGGGAGTCGATGCCTGGCTGACGACCGTGTTTCCGTTGAATTCGGACGGGTCGCTCAAGGCAGTCGATGAAAATGTGTATGAGGGGATCGAGATCGACGGGCCGCGCTCGTTCGACCTGACGCCGGCCGAGCCTGGCACCGTTGTCAATATCGGTAACGGGCGGGTAAGGGACACGATCTATCGCGCTCCGCGTGAGGCCTCTCGCGCCGAGTTGCGAGTCGGTTATGACCAGCTTTCGGTGATTGCGTCCTTGACCGGTGTAACTGTTTACACCGTGGGCGAAGCCTTAGCTATCGGGCGGCTCACCAACCGGCAAGGCTCGGAAGTGGACGCCGGCCTGGTTGCTCTTCAACGCGGGCACGATGAGAACGGGCTCACGCGCTTCAAGGCTTACATCATTCCAAAGGGAAAGATTTCCCCCATCGACTCAAGCATGAATGATAACGCCTCAGAAATGCGTTACCCGGTCACGATCTCGAATTCCAGAAAAGAACTTTGGGGCGTCTCCTATGTCGTGGGAACCCATGGTTTCACCGATGTAGGATATTTGGAAATGCAGGCCGAGAATCCGATCAAGGTCGTGGCCTGGCTTGCGGATGGAATTGTTGACACCTTCTCTCTCCCGACCGCAAAGCCGGCCGTTTCGACAGGAAAGTTCTCTGTGTTCAATTTCAATACCGGATCTGAAATCACGACCGGCATCACAAAGACGGTCACTCAATTCGAGTTGGCTTATACGCCGGCCGCTGACGTGCTGTATGTCGGTGTGTATGAGTATGCAGAGTAAGACAAGAAAAGAAGGCATGAAAACCCATGACTTTACAATTGAAACAAGAGGTCGTCGAATTCCGAGACGGGTCAAAAATCACCCTCTCGGAATCCGACTGGCCCATGTCCATGAGATTGAGCGAGTTGGAAAATGAAATTTCTTTACGCTCTTTCGACGATCCAAAAAATCAATTATTCGCGGTGGTTTTCTACCCAAAGATGGCGGCCTGTGTAACCAGCGAACCGGTGCCGGGATTGGATGAAGTTCTTCCCACAAACGGAAACACAGGCTGGCCGCTGACCGAGTTGAATAAATGGTATGAGGCCGCGCGGCGCGTAAACCCGGATTGGTTTGCCGGCCTGGATCAGATCGGAGAAGCCGCGCCGAAATCGGAGGAGGAGATAAAAAAAAAGACGAGGCGAAACCGGAAGAATAATAGCGCGTCTAAGTAATTTCTTCAAAGCCGAGATTTCCGATGCGCTCCCTGAATTCGCTTTGGTGACAGAGGCGCAGGTTACAAAATGGTGGGATTACTGGACTCTCTATCGCATGGCCGGAAAGAAAATCGAGATATTTGCATTGCTCGTCGATTGGAAAGGCCCGCTTTCAAGATCAATGCTGGACACATTCTTTGAGCTTGATTATTTCATGGACAAGATGGAGAAACAGAAAATGAAACAGGAATCCAAAAGGAATAAAAAGTAATCATGGCATTCGAAGCCGGAAGTTTAGATATCCTTATCAGGTTCCTGCTTGATGAAGCCGCGCAAAAAAGGCTTGTGGATGGCGTCTCGTCTGTTGCCGAAGAATTGGAAAAAGCCGGAGTATCTGCGGAAGATGCGGAAGAATCTGTAAAGAAATTCGGGGATGAGATTGAAAAATCGGGGATGATTGCCAGGAAGGGCGCCGAGACTGTAAGTCAATCTTCAAAAAAAGTAACCGATTCCATCGAAAGTATTCGGAAGGCACAGGAAAAACAAGCCAAATTTGAAAGTGAACAGTGGGAGAAACTATCGAGAAACAAAATTCTCCTTGCAGAATATAATAAACGGATTGCGGGTCAACCTGCTTCACGGGCCAGACTGATAGAATTGGAAATCCTGGGTGAATCCGCGGACCTTATCAAAGCGGCGGAAGAGGCGGAAAAGAAAAAACTAGATGCAATCAACGCCACAAGCCGGGGCCTTTTAGCACAAGCTCGAATATTGAATAATCAAGTCACGCAGATCCGAGCCAGGTCCGCCGAACTAACCAGATTATCAAGCATAGTCGGAGGGGTTTCACGCACGGGATTCACCATCGGGGTCGGAGTCGTCGGTGGGATATTTGCGGCGGCCAGTAAATATGTAAACGACGCCAAGGAAGCCACGGCGGTTACACGGCAATGGAAGGCCGCCCAGGAGGATCTCAACAAAGCCGGCGAACGAATCGGCGCGGTGCTGGCAAAAGAAGCTCTGCCTATTCTGCGGATGGCGGCGAAGGTTGCCGGTGAAACGGCGGCCTTTGTGGAAAAGCATCCCGAAATCGTATCAGCCGCATTGAATACCGGAATCATTGTCGCCGGCCTTTCCGCCATTGGGATTCTGGTATCCAAAGGCATAAAACTATATGCCGATGTCCTTTACCTGGCATCGGTTCCAATTCAGTTACAGGCCGCGCGTTTGCAGGCCGCGGCGGCAGAACAACAATTGGTTGCCGCCACGTTGCGAGCAGAGTCGAAAGGTTTGGATGTCGCCACCGCCGCCGGCCCAATTGCTTTGGCACTAGGGGCGACGATTGGTTTGAGCGCCGTTGTTGCTAGGCAATTAGACAAACTCGAAGAACTAATGGTAAAGAAATTTGGTGAACGCTCCAAAATACTGGTAGGGCTGTTGGAGGAGTTGGTTTCTAAGACATTGCCCGGTCTAAATCTTGTCAGCGCGATGCGAAAATTTGTCCTCCCCGGTATTGACTTATTGAAGAAAAAAGCCGAAGAGTTGCAGGGAGTCGGGACGGGGGGAGGGGCGCCGGAAGCTGAAATCTCCGAAACACGTCAGCAGGCTTTACAGTCCTATATAAAATATCGTGAGGACGATGCACAGCTTGTCAAGGATCACTACGCACAGCGTTTGAATATTGTGAGAGACGCGCTAAGGGCCGAGCAAACTTCCAATGCTCGATATAGCGCAAGCGTAGCCCAGGTCAATCAGCAAAGGCTATCCGGCCTGGGCGATGCCATGCGGAATTTCACCGAATCCAATTTGAAGGCCGAGCAGGATTATGCTCTGCAACGTTCCAAGGTCGTACAGGACGGCGGGAAGGAAATCCAAAAGATCGAGGCGGACTTACAGGAACGATTGCGGAAAATGAACCTGGATCACGCAGATCGTGTTGACGATCTGACCCGCGCTCGTGATGCGCTAGGGCTCGTGAAAGAACAAAGGGATTTCAACCGGGCGCGGGCCGAAGAAACCCGCGATGCGAATTTGGAAATAATGGAACGCCGCCGGGACCTGGCAGAGCGTTTGATCGACCTGGCAAAAAGTCATGAACAGGAACGGGCGCAACGATTAGCGGATTATAAGGCGAGGGTTATAGAGATTGGCATTCAGGCGCGTGAGAGACTTGCGGAACTGGCCGCGCATCACGCCGCCGAGTTGAAGGATATTCGACGGGCGCGAATTGAAAAACTGCGCGAGTTGGATGCACAGTTGACCGAGGAGCGACGCCGGCGCCGTGAACAGTTCATCGCCTCCATCAGGGATTTGGATACCTCCATGCTAGGGGAGAGGCGACTGCGGGATCAATACAATCGGGCCATGCTTTCCGATTTAGATAGATTCCTGTCGGCCTATCGGACTCGACTTGGAACGTTGTCGGGATCCGCCTTTGCCGGCGCAACGTCGGGAGCCGGAGCCACCCCAACAGCAACCAAGTCAACCTTGTCTGCATTCAGTCCTTATGGAAGAGCCGCCGGCGGCTATGCCACTTTTGGACGCTATATCCTGGGAGATAATGAAAGCGGCGGACGCGGCCGGCCGGAGTATATTCTGTCAGGGCGTAATACCGAAATGGCTGAACGGTTGATCGGAGGATCGCTTACACAACAACGACTGATGAGTGCCCTGATGTTCGGGGGCGGGGGCGGCGCGAGAAATCAGATTGCCTATAACGACAACCGGCGCATTGACAGCCGCATCAGCCGGGCGGATAGGGATTCGATGGTACGTGAAGCCGTTGATGCAATGTCTGACATGATGAAATCAGTCAGTTAGGAAAAAACGTATGCCATTCAACGATGAACTATATATAGGAACTTTTGCGGGTGGGGTGAATGGGATGGTTCGCATTGCTTCCCTGGGAGAAGCGACCTACTCCCGCGCTATTGCGGAGGGTGCTTTCACGGTCGATCCTGTGCATTATTCACAGACACTTCTTACCGCGTCAGGCGACGAAATCGAGCAAGGCTGGTTGCAATCCCTATGGCATATGAACGGATTGACTTCCGATCAATATGATGCCCTGGTTGCCTATCGCCTGGCGCTCACTACCCAGGTATATATCCGCACACTGACAAACAACGGGGCCAGTTATGCAAATTACCTGGCTAAAATGGTTTGGCCCATCAAACCCAACCGTGACGATGAGACAGCGGTTACGGATGGAAATGTTTTTGATTTCACCCTGCGCTTCATTCAGTTAGTGGAACAGGTCTGATTTATGGCTCGTGCCGCGACCGCCGACGAAAAAACCCTGATGAGAGGGAGAGGGCAATGGTCTCAATTATTCCTGGCCGTGCTACAGCCGGCCTCGATCTATACCGCGCGTCTGAATGGGGTTCCTGCAACCACCGATATGGTTGCCTCAATAAGTTTTGATGCGGGAGTTGGAACACTCGCAAACGTTTTGGCCGACATGACTCTATATGTGGGAACAAGCGCCGGCGCGTATGACCTGGGAATGGTGCGGATCCGCAAGACAGCCATTGCGGGAACGTTCTACATCGGGGAACAATCTCACGTCGACTGGCAGGACGACGCTTATTTGACCGTTGTACGAGACTTCGATTTGTGGGCAAAGCATATCCACATGAGTGGATCGACTCCGCTCATGGATTACGACGTTGCCTATTCAGACCAGCATAATAATTTCAACCCGGTGCCGGCTATGGGTTCGCATCGAGTAGCCAAATTGACCGGCGCCACGGTGGTGGTGCAGTTGGGGCCGGAAACCGGATATAGCGCCTGGGTATTCGGCTCAACCATCTCGACCCGGCTGTGGAGTTGTGCCACGGCTGTTAGTTTTAGCTCCACCTCCGCCGAAAGACCGACGGCCACATTTGACAGCGTGGGATGGCACGCGGTTTACTGCCTATTCACGGCCGCCAACGGCAAAACAAAAAAAGGAATCAGATGGGTTTATATTTGGGATGACGATAACATGCCGGCCAGTGTATTCGAACTGCGTGACTGGACGGAGGATATCGAGAATGGGGGGGTGAGTTTCTCCGTTCAAATGGCGGATGAAGCAAGTCTCCAAGAGATACGCGAAAGGGCGTTGTGTATTCTTTTCAGCGTCGATCACTACGATACCGATGAGACTTCCATCGGCCCGCTGGCCGGCGCAGAAAATATCCGCGCGGTGGGGCGCATCATGGGCGAAACAATCGAGTATGACGCAGAGACGGGGAACGTATCATTCGAGGCGGAAGGACATCAACAATGGTTTCGGAAGATAGGCGCGTTTCCCACCGGGCTTGAGTTGAGCGCCTCGCCGGCGGCCTGGACTGATATGAGCTCCCTGACGGTTGATCGAGCCCTATGGCATTTATTAGAATGGAGAACCACGGCGACGGTTATCATGGATATCGTCCTGACAGATGACGCAAAGCTGGCCAGGGAGTTGATTTCGCCGGCGTCTAATCTATGGTCGCAGATGGACGAAGTCGCCTTTACGTCGATATTGGCGAACCCTGCGGTCGATCAATACGGCCGGCTGTTTGTTTCACCAGATCCGCAGATTATCCCGGATGCCGACCGCGCGGCGGCCGTCGTCACAGTGATGGAGTTGACCAAGGACGATATTAGATCGGGAGTGTCTCTTGAAAAGCAATTGGTTCCCAGCGTATCCAAGATCGATTTGTCGGGAATCAATGTAGACAGCGAAGGGGTCGCCCTGTCTTATTTTTCTTTTGCGCCTGGGCGCGTATTCGGGGAATATGGGGATCCGGAAATCATCGACCGCCTGTTACTGGACGGGCAAACCCAGGCGAACGAATTGGCCGCGCTTGTCTACGCCTGGCGCGTCAACCCCTACCCCATGATATCTGTAAGCCTGCTGGCCAACAATCCCATGGTGTCCTGCATTCCAAATCAGTATGTCGAGTTTACTACTTTGGCCGGCGACTCGCCCAGGAACGAAGCAATCACAAAGAACTTTATCCCGCGTAGCCGGCAAATGAATTATGACGCTCAATCAGGTCTCATCGATTATGAGTTGGATATGGAGGCGGAAACAAAAGCAAGCGATACCGTTTCCGTGGATGGGGATGTTCCCGGCGCCGGCGACGATTTCGATTCAACGCTTCCACCCATCCCCGCTTTTTTCCCGCCTCTCCCTTCCTTTCCAATCATCTTGCCGATCGATATAAGCGCGGGTACTGTCGGAGTTTCAAAAGTCATAGTTCACGATCCCACTTACGGCCTGATATATTCCGCAAACTTCAATGCGGCCTCGCCCGCGTGGTCGACCATCAATGCAGGTCTTACGGCCGCTCAATATCAGGGAATCAATCTAATTGTCGTGACACCTGCGGGTGGAATCTATGTAGCCAAACAAGCAATTGATTATTCCGGGTTTCATGGCGCTCCCTTCCTGGCATATGCCGCTTCTCCGGGAGCGACATTCACCATCCTCGAGACAGTCGCTACCATTACGGCGAAACATGGGGGAGGGTTACAGTTCTTGAGCGCACTTGGAGTCGATCCTCTTTCCGGCCTGGTTGCCTATGTGATTGGGAGCGATGCGCCCATCACCAAGATATATACAGGCACGGGCGTATCCTTCGCGGCCGGCGCAACCATCACGAATCATAATGTCTCAAGTTTAGCGGGGGCCGGCGACCTTTCCTATGGATTCGGAAACTGGCGCCTGACAGGATGGAGCGATGCAGGGGGGCAAACGTCTCGCTATTGGAAGATCAACTCTTCGGGTTCCGCAGTGGTTTCGGCCGCGGACCTGTCTGAAATTTACATGGGTTTTCATACTCCGGCCGGCTCCACGGGCACGATATTTCATCAAGGCCGGAATGATGACCAACTCACCTATTCCCTTTCAAACTTTGCGAGTTTCGTAACCGTGACAACTGCGGACTTGGTGCCCGCGGCGCAAAGCGGCCCGCAGAACATCGACTCCGATCCAACCGGTTTTTATCTCATGGCGCGGTGGGATTTAGGCGGCGGCGAACGCGGGAAGAGTTCTGACGGCGGCGCTACGTGGTCAGGGTTGGGTAGCCTTCCTTACACGAATGCTTATTGCTTCGAGTATTGCGAAGGCGTGGGGGTTGCGTCACACTGGATAGCCGCTTATAGCGTGATAAGATACACCGAGGACTTCGGCACAACCTGGATCAATAAAGAAGGCAATATCACTTCGATAGTTCCCTTTCCGCTCATCAACCTGGTTCTAAAGGTTGGATAAATCATGACGAGAAAAAGACTGACGCGCAGGATAGACAAGAGACTCAAGCGGGAGGGATTGCCATACCTTGAGAAGATTTCGGCCGATATGGGAGACCATGACGGTGTTGTGGCGGTTCCCGGCACGTCAAATATGGTTTACGTGCGCGTCTCGAACGGGCAGGTCGTGAAAGTTTTCAACGACCTGGCGCCGAATGAGTACAATCGTAAGGTCACGATCGGCCGCGATAAATACCAACCGACGATTTGGAAAATCATCGATATTCGATGGGTGTATGACACGGATGAAGATCACGCTCACCTGCTCTACCATCACGAGCAACACGAATATCCGAACCCTGATGCTGTATTTGTCAGGCGCGATCAATTCTCCCCCCTGCTTATTCTGCCGGCCGGCGGTTTCAACGTGCGGTTTTATGGGGATGTAATCTATAAATTCGGAATGTCTGCGCCCATTCGGGTGGAAAACGCAGATATTGATTTGTCCAGTTATGTCATTACAGCCGGCGCAAAATATGTGCGTCTCGACGTGGATACAAGCGGGACTTTGGTTTATACCGTGGGCAACCTGGTTGGATCAAGGGATGTTTTGGAAGTAGAACCCCTCCCCATCCCGGGCGTGGACAGCTTTCCCGTTGCCGCATTCATTTTTTATGAGGGCCAAACAGAATTACGGCGCGATAGTACCGAGCGAACCATCATCGATCTGAGAATGTTTACCTCGGATGTAATTACAGATGCGATTACACAGTTTCATAATGCGCCTGAAAAGGTTACAATAGGAAACAATGATGAGTTTTTTGGAGCCGATAGCGCAGACAGTTATTCTGCGACGAAGTGGTTATGGTCAACGATCAAGAATGCCATCATTGCCGTAACTGATGCGTTATATTCTGCGTTAGGCCACACTCATGAGATTACAGAAGGACATGCGCATGGATTGATGCGCTGGATGGCAGATGGTGCGACTGCTTCTTACGAACTCCCTGATATTGCAGAATACGTGGAGAATGTAACAAATAACGGTGTGGAGGTAGACATTACAGTTTATTCATTATCGGCGAATCAGTCTCAGATTATATTTGATAGTGCCCCGATTGCCACAGATGTCTTACAGGCATCCTACGTGATTGCACAGGTGTAATGATGCCAATTAGAAATATTCAACTCTTGACCGGCAGAACATTTACAGGGAAGATTGTCTCTCCCGTGGTAACAGACGATTCAGCGGCAGGCTATCTGATTGGCGACTTTTGGGTAGATGAGACGAATAAAAAGTCATATCAGTTATTTGTTGCAACGGTAGGTGCGGCAGAATGGAATGAACTTACTGGTACCGTCACCGCAGAGCAAATCGAAGATTTTGTCGGCGCAATGGTATCCGGTAACACAGAGACCGGCATTGCCGTCACCTACGACGATCCAAACGGCAAACTGAATTTCGATGCACAGACCGCAGGCGACGCTCGCTATGCGCCCATCGCCAAAGGCGTGACCAATGGAGACACACACGATCACGTAGGAGGCGACGGGGCCGCGATTGTCGAAGCGGCAATCACGCTTGCAGACAATACCACAAATGATGTCACGTCTACTAAACACGGCCTTGCGCCTAAAAGCCCGGCAGATGCAACAAAGTTTTTGAACGGCGCGGCAACACCGGCCTTTGCGCTCGTAAAAGACAGCGATCTTTCTACATCAGACGTTGCGACAAACGATGTCACGTCTACTAAACACGGCCTTGCGCCTAAAAGCCCGGCAGATGCAACAAAGTTTTTGAACGGCGCGGCAACACCGGCCTTTGCGCTCGTAAAAGACAGCGATCTTTCTACATCAGACGTTGCGACAAACGATGTCACGTCTACTAAACACGGCCTTGCGCCTAAAAGCCCGGCAGATGCAACAAAGTTTTTGAACGGCGCGGCAACACCGGCCTGGACAGTACCAATAGCAATAGCAACCTTTGACCTATACGGACACCTCAACACCTACTAGGAGCAACCATGGCAGTAACTGCAACCCCCATTCACGTACAAACACCAAAGAACAAATTCGCCAACCTGGTAGCCGCCACCAGCGACTACACCGGCGCAACAGCGGCAAATATCCTAACCCTGCTTACAGCAGGCGCAAACGGGTCAAAGATATTCGAGATCGTAGTTACCGTGCCAGTTACATCAGTAGCAGGACACGTTCAAATTTGGGTGGATGATGCAGGCGCGGGAACACTCAGATTGTTTGACACCATTCCCATTACAGCCGTCACAGTTAGCACAACAGTTGCACCCATCCGAGTATCCAGAACCTACGATAACTTTATCCTAACCGCACTAAGCGTGGTCAAAGTTGGTGTATCAGTCATCAACAACCCGACAGTAGTTCACGCACTCTATGGAGATTACTAGTCTTGAACCAAAACTTCTTCGCATTGCCAGGAACAAAAGCTAACAGCCGTCTTATCCCTCAAGACGGCTGGATACCCGCACGCGGCGGCAACTGGATATTTGTCAGCACAGACAGTCCAACCTTCGTAATCAATATCCCAAACATCGACGCGGACAATATCAGCATCGGGAATCGAATCCGCTGCTATAACCCTGCACTTGCGTATTTCATTGTCACCGCCAAAGCCGCCGCAGTCGGCAACATGACACAACTTACACTCTACGGCGGCACAGATTACACACTAACCGCCAGGGAAATATACTCAATATCGTACAGCCCTGTAAAATCACCCTTTGGCTTTCCATTAGAAAGGTCGAAATGGACGGTAACTTTCTCGGACACGACCCGATACTCACAAGCATCGCCAACTTATAATGTTTGGTACAACCTGGGTTCACTATCATTTTCATTACCCATTGGTAAGTGGGAAATTCAATTTCAGATCTGTCATGGGGATGATAGGGCCGCTCTCGGCTTCGCAGGCACCAAATCCACAATTTCAACGGGAAACAACACCGAATCAAATCCAGAATTCACGCACTTTTATCAACTTTACAACACTAATCAAATGTCGGAAGTAGGATATAGATCGGCGTTTTTATCGCTAGCCGCAAAAACAACTTTCTACATCAATACTCTATCTTACGCATCATCACTAACAAATATTTATGAGTACAACGATCTTTCGGCATTGACAGTCAATGCAATCTCACAATATTTATAGGCTCAAAATGACACTACTCCAAAAATTATTAGATGCAGGTCTACCCATTGCTAGTGCCAGTGAAAGCGGAGAAGTTTCATTTCTACCAGGCACAACACCCACACCGGAACAAGAAATACAATTCCGCGAAATCGTAATGGCATATTTCAATCCAATTGACTTTGCCATCTATAAGAGAATGCAAAAAAGACAAACCAAATCCAAATCGGAAGCGGCACTCGCCACCCAAATCCGCCAACTCACACCACAAGAGGCAGTCGATTACATCGAATCCAATGTCACCACTCTTGCAACGGCAAAATCCGCAATGAAGATCATGGTAAGGATGCTCATTGCACTGCGTGACCAAACTTGGCCGGACCTGCCTGAGTAAGCTCAAAAAATCTATCGGCGTCATTGCTAATGTAACAAAATTGAGAGCGCCGCCTACAACACGGATAGAATTGATTGCATTTGACAAGCATTAGTAGCGTTTACATAAAGAAGTAGTTTGGAGTATAGCTTATGAATACAGCATTGAATAGAACGGTGATCGTATTACTGACAAATAAATCCGGTGGAAGCGTTGCTCAGGGAGACGTAGTGGTTATCGATCTTACGGCTGCTTCGTCTTTTACAACAACAACAACGCCGGCATATGTAGATGGATCAATTGGCGTTGTACTTGAACCAAACGGCATTGCCAATAACGCCATTGGGACGATAGCATTAGGAGGTTTTATACCGAAGATAAATCTATCTTCTTCTGCGTCATTGGGTAATCTTTTCAAGACGCATACCGTTGCGAAACAGGCGGCGATACATGCCGCACCTCTAGTTACAGGTGACTTCGGTTTCGTATTAGAGACAGGGGCAACACCAAAGGCTTTTCTTTTCGGTTCCACGAATCAGGGCGGCAGTGGAGTCGTAGACGCTGAATATGTGACAACTGCGGCACATGCGAGTTTATCGGCGGAGGTCAATATTCCCGGTCTGGCGGGTTCTTCTGATAGAGCCGGAATAGGAGGAGCGGGGGTGGCTTATGAGTTTGATAGTGGAGCAAGTCCGTTGACGTGGAGTAGTGCGATCGATGCGGAAGACGTGGATACGACCGTGAAGAGCCATTTATATATTCAGGATAATGGAGCGGCTGAATCACTGGGAACGTATTCTTGGGCGCCTGCCGGAGCATTCGATATTCGTTGCAAAGTAAGCCTTGGCGCCGAAGTAGCTGGCGGTGCGAATGCGTCAGGTATTGGATTGCTTGTAGGCGATAGTGCCATGAACAATAGATGCCTGAATAACTTTACTTATAATGGCGGAACCGATCGCTTTGAAATAAATGTCTACACATACGCTGGCGGTTCTTATACCCAACGGGGGGTCGTGCAGTACGGCATGGGCAGTGTAGTGTATTTGAGAATAGTACGCGATGGGTCAAATAATAATAGTTTCTACTGGTCTTCTGACGGGCTACTGTGGTTATTGATTGCAACACAGGCTCTGACTTATACGGCGGCGAAAGCCGGATTACGGATTTCCGGAAACAGTGTTGTTACAAATGCCGCAATTGATTACATCAGGTCGGATGTGTAATCTATACCGGAAAGGATGTGATGTAAACTTCACGCCGCCTACGATCGGCTACTCTCAATCAATTCGTCCGGGCAAACCAAATGAAATGGAATAACTGAATGGATACAAAATGCTACAGCGCGGTCAAGGACTTGATTTATAAAGCCGAGGAAATAAAACGGCCGGAAAATAATCATGCGGAGAATGTCGCAAGATTGAGCGTGAGAATAGCAGGCCTATTGGATAAAGAATTAATGGATGATGTCGTTCACTTGACCTTCGGCGCACAAATCCACGACATAGGGAAATTATTCCTGGACGATTTCATTATCAATGCCCCGCGCAAGCTGACTCTGAAAGAAATGATTCACGTACAAACTCATACACAATTTGGTTTTGAACTTGTGTTCGCCCTGGATTATCATAAAATCATCTGCGACATCGTTCGCTATCATCATGAAAATTGGAACGGATCGGGTTATCCCACAGGCTTGGCGGGAGAGAATATCCCCCTGCCGGCCCGGATTGTCAGGGTTGCGGATACCTTCGATGCAATGACGAGCAATCGGGTTTATCGCAAATCCGGAATGAAAGAGGACGCTATGCTTTTACTCTCTGCGGAGGCCGGCGTGATTTTCGATGAGCGGGTTGTGCAGGCGTTGAAAGAAGTATTGGAAAATGAGGCACCATGATAAACACGGAAGAAGAAAATGAAATTATAAAATCGATCAAGGACATCCAGACCGGAGTTTCATCCCTCAATAATACGCTGGCAATTCAAGCGGCGCAATTGATCGACTTGCGGGCTGAAATATCTGAATTTCAGTCCGATCAAAAGGCGACAAGATTATTTCGCGCCCAGGTCGAGGGGGAACAATTGGAAGCTGAAATCGGTGTGCTAAAAAAACGCATGGATGCCATGAAAAATAATATCCCCATCACAGATAAAATCAAGAGGCTGGTAAGGGGAGAAGTAGGGGAAGTCATTCAAAGCGAGTTTAGAAAAAGTCAAATTGATTGGGTTGCAGTAAGACAAGTGGCAGTACAGACGGCGGCCGGCTCCCTAGTCGTGGCTTTGGTATGGGTAGTGATACGTCTATTGGCTGGCGGCGCCATGCCGTGACCGAGGCAGTCAAGCCCACACGATAGAATCGCCGGCGGGGTGCAAGAGGTAATTTTGTCGGGTGATTGCCATGTATGATTTTGAACCCCCTTCGACTACGTCCAGGATTTCACGCCACAGATCGATCGGGACTATCGCTCGTTCAACACTATTAGGTAAACCCCGTATACCTCCCTTGTGACTTATTCTTGGGGAGGATTCGTGACACTTGCGCCCATTCTTACACATCGGGCGAGGCGACCAGCCAGGGATGAATCCCCATAGGTCGGTTGGTTTCATAAACTTCTCACCGTACTGGCAATAACTGATGGTGGTTCGCGGCAGGGTTTTCATAAACGGCAACTTGCGCAGGATCCCGCGCGGATTTTCGAGGAGGAAGGCTTTCGGTTTCATATCTCCGATGATTTTCAATGTATGCTTGACCAACCTTTGAGATAATTCAGCGTGTTTCGTTTTTGGAATATATGCTTTATTACCGCCACCCCAATGATGCCACATGGACGCAACGCTGAATGCTTCACACGGCGGGGAGGCCCACACAAAATCGAAAGAGCCCAGGTTCTTGGCGGACATATCGAAAAGGTCGGCCGTGATTGTGCAGTTGAATTTTGGCAAATAATCCAGCGTGACATATTCATGGCCGCGCCGTTCGATTTCCGCGCGTCTCGCCTCACCGCCTTTGCCGGCAAACAAATCAAGGATTTTCATGAAAAAACTCGCAACAGAACGGGCATCCACAAAAGGATGACAGCCGCCAATAGTTCGGCCGGCTTGTTGAGAAGATAGATCAAGACCGATGCCCAGGTGAATTGAAGCACGTACGGGGAGAGGAATGGGCCGGCGGCAAGAGCCATGCTTGAGTTATTTCTGCGGATCGATCGCAACAGGATACAAGCTCCGATGAAGTAACCGTACAGTCCAAGAGACGTATTATCCATGCTCCAGGCCAGGGTTTGATTGAAGCGTAGGGGCCAGAAACCATATAGGGCAAAGGAAATTATGGTCAAGGTGGTGACAGGCAGACATACCTTGATAGTTTCTTTTATGCCGGTGTCTCTCAAGATTGTGATTATCCAAAACAACCCCAGGCCTATACCCACCTGGGGCTTGACTGCCAGGAATATCAATCCGATTTGAGGGGGGAGGAGGATTCCGAGCATGGGCATCCATTCTATGTTTCCGTTATTCAGGCATCCGATGACGGCGGCCGATAAAAGGAAAATAATGAGGGCCGGCGGTTTCGCGTGGAGCTTGAACGGGATATAGGCGAAGGCCATCAGGCCCAGGATGAATACACCCAGGCGCCCTATGGAGTAGGGGAGAACGGCAAAGGGAAGCAGGGGAATAAGAGACCATGGGGCGGCATAGAAGATTTCGACTGAATATGGGCTTTTTCCTGCAAGCATGGCAAGAGCCGCCGGCCTGTAAGTGTTCCTCCAATCTAACCCGACAGGCAGTAGGAAATAAAGCGCGGGAATCGTCAACGTTGCGAGAATTCCCAGGATGATGACGTTTGATATTTCCATTCTGGTTTTGGGATGGGCTGAAATGTTTGGGATGTTCATAGGAATGCCTTTTTCTAGCGAATAAAAGAGCCAGGTTGAACGGGAAGATGATTTTCGGGTTTAGGGCTGGGCTCGTCGTTTTTGCCTATTGCAAGCACGCCTGTTGCGATTGTATAGTGCAGAGGTTTGAGTCCATGCGTGGAATAATAAGCCGGCAAATCAGCCAAGGGCACCGTGGTGATCCTGCCTTGGACGTGTTCGGGAACCAGGCTGTTACTTTGTTTCAAAGACATCGTGGAAACCCTTGTCAAGCTCATCGTCTGACAGATGCGCGTACCGTTGAGTCATTTCGATATTCTCGTGCCGTGCCAGGCTTTGGGCCAGTTTCAGGTTATGGGTGACGCGCAGAATTTCCGTCACAAAATAATGCCTGAATGAATGCGGGGTTATCCGTTTCATTTCATCCGCACTCAATAATTTTGAAATCGTGGCTTTGACGATTTCCCGGCCGGTCTGGGTTGTGATGGGTTTGATCTTGCGGCCGGCGCCGGCATCATGGCGGGCGAAGATGGGGAGGACGCTCAAGGGTTTTCCAGTTCCACCATCCAGGGGAGCGCGGGCAGTCAGGTAGGCTTTGATCGATTTTAGGGATTTACCGGTGAAGCGTACGATGGATTGTTTATTCCCCTTGCCGATCACAAGCGCCTGGCCCTCGTTCATATCCAGGCCGCCGCGTGTCAGGTTGCAGGCCTCATGAATTCTCAATCCGGTATGAGCCAGAGTGATGATGAGAGCCTTATCCCGCAAGTCACGGAGTTTTATTTCTGGATCCCTGCTGATTGGCATGGCATCGAGTCGAGTAAGAACAAGTTTGATTTCGGGCGCCGCGAAAAGCGGAACTCGAACCCCAGGTCTGCGGGAACGTTGCGTAATCACGGCGTCAATCTTGGCCATATTGATGGGAGCCCACTCCTCGGATAACAGGAATTTATAGAATCCACGGACGGCGCCCAGGTAGAGCTTTTCCGTGGTGGGAGCCAGGACCTTCAAATCATCGGATAGCTGGATTACGGATTTCGCAGAAATATCCTTGACCTTATCAGCCGGGTTGATGCCATGCCGTATAAGGCTCTTCATGAAATATGTAAAGGCCGTGGAATAGGTAAGATGTGTTTTTTTGCTTCGCGCTAGTGAAACGGAGGCAAGCCAGGACTCGCCGGCTGATTGAATTGAAATCACGATTCTTTTTCCAATCTATTGGCATACCGCAGAATGATTGTGCGATGACACGGCTCATCAAGACTGCACCAGCAGGAAAGAAATTTTCGCCTCAATAAGTGGGGCGCAACCGTAGCCAATTGAAAACCTTTCCACGAATATTTTTCTCTAAAATTGTATAACTCCGTTCCAATTTCTGCGATTGAATCATCAAACCATTTTTCAAACAAGCGCACAGCTTCGGCCTGCGCGTCCAGCTTTGTAGTGAATTCTCCCGATGTTGATTTGCCTTCAAAAAAGACATACCATGTTTTATAAAGCCCAGGGATGACAGTAAATGGATTGCCCCATATCGAAGGACGGCCGACATAAATAGTATTCGGTGGTGACTTCCAACCTTTGGTGCGCTTGCGCTGGATTTCTTCTGTCATTAGTTTAGGGTTGAATTTGCTCGGTTCAAATCTGTGTTCATTTTGAAAATCGGCGGGCAGTGCGTGACTGCTCTTTCTGATTGCGTGTCAGGCAATTCCAGCGAGTGCTACGATTATCACTCCGCCGCCGAACGGCTTGCGTTAGTGGCAAGAGCCAGAACGCAAGACCATAATGTTATTCAAAACCTGCTAATCTTTCGGCTAGTGGCTCTTGTCCACTGCACGCTTTGTTAGAAGTCGTAAAGGACTTAAGCCGTAAGACCGCCGATTGAAAGATACCTTCGTCTTTCTCAATACCGATTGAATTGCGCCCTGTTCGTTCAGCCGCTTCAATCGTTGTGCCTGAACCCATTGCAATATCAAGGACGGTTTCACCTTCGTTTGTGTAAGTCTTGATAAGGTACTCAAATAGGGCTACTGGTTTTTGGGTGGGGTGGAGTTTATTTCTTGGTGCATCGGCAAACTGTAATATGTTTTTAGGATACCCAATGTTTCTTTTATTGTCCCAATTATATTCCCCAAAATGTTCGCTCTTTTCTTTTTTGGGGATAGGTTTTTGTTTGCTTAATGCTTTTAGATTTTTAAGATTTATTTGTGGGTTATATTTACAGGGCTTATCATAAAATATAAGTATACTTTCAGTTCTAATGATAGGTCTTTTCTTTACCAAAAAGGGGTTGCCACCATTTATTTTATCCCAAACCCATTCATACTTAAACATCTTGATATTACTCATAACCAGCGCACTTGTAAACGGCTGGCTTGCAGTTGTAATAAATGCTCCATTAGGTTTCAATACCCGTTTGACTTCCTTCCACATCGGCGCAAACGGGATGATGGTATCCCACTTGCAAGCCGTCGTTCCGTAGGGCAAGTCTGTGATTATTGCGTCAATACTTCCACTGGGGATGGAAGGTAAAACTTGGAGACAATCGCCGTGATAAAGTGTGTTCATTTCAGCCTGCTAACGGTTTGTATCACTGGCGCGAGCCTGGATACCTTTGAACGCCGCGCCTCTTATGGCGAGCGTCCAGTGCATACTGTGTTAGCCTGCATTCTTGACACGCGAATCATCTGGACGAAAAGGATGAGAGAAATAAGTGCAACCGCAATATTCACACTCGCTTATTTCTTGCGGAGTATTAGGAGCGGATAGACCAAACGGCAAATCAACATGATGAGCGCGACAGCAATTTATACATAGATACACCATTTCGTAAGTTTCTTTTTTTTCAGGCATCATTATCTCCGTGCAGGCTAACTTAGTATTCGGTTGACAGTGTCAACCTAAGCCGCAATCTTGCGGCGGACTTAGAATTTATATCCTTCGTGCATAACGGCTTATATTGTGTGACCTACTTTGACCAGATCAGTGGTTGCGCTAATTATTCTTATACAAACCATAAGGTATTTTACACCCATTTGACCATTTAGACAACCCCCCCCCTGCTTTGCGTTTGGCAAACTTTCTTTGACCATCTTGCATACAGACCTCTTTTAGCAAAGGGCAATCTAACGGCTCGGTTTAGTGGTGCGAGCCGCAATCACCGCAACCGTTTGTTCGACGGCTTCATCGCCATACCGGATCATCAACATTACATCAACCCAGGTTTGATGACCTGTTGCATCGTGATGACGTGCCGCTACACCCTGAGCGTTTTGACCAAACCAAGCCGCATCGCCATTATTGTGACAAACAAAGCAACCACCTTGAAGAGTGCGGCTATATGAGTATTTGCGACCCGACATTTATTCTCGATTTCTCGGTAGCAAGATTGCCGCCGAACGGTTTGTATCACTGGCGCGAGCCTGGATACCTTTGAACGCCGCGCCTCTTATGGCGAGCGTCCAGTGCATACTGTGTTAGCCTGCATTCTTGACACGCGAATC